CTTAAGGCTTCAAGCGCAAACTCTGCTTGGTTAGCCTTAAGAATATTCAGTAGTTTTGAATCTATGTTCATTTGGATTAAGTCTTCGGCTTCTTAGCGGTTTTAGCTGCATTCTTAAATGCGCTATCGGTCGGAGCACCTACTTGCCCTTTCTTACGCATTTTCTCCACCTTACCTGTAGCTGGATCTTTTTTCTTAGCTGCAACACGTTTCTGTTTAGCTGCAATATTTGCGTATAAACCTTGTTTAGCTGCCATGACATTTCCTCTATTATAAGTTATTTAATAGTATAACCAGCGGCCATACGCTTACGTTGAGGTACTAAATCTGAATTCATATTAACTGCGCCTCCTTTGGCGTAGCCTTTAGTCTTCATTTTACCACCCTTGGAGTAGCCTTTGGTTTTACCACCCTTAGAATAACCTTTACTTTTCATCATGTTCTTCCTCTGCATAAATATTATTAAACACTTGATTAACGTCTAACGTATAATCCAAATCAGATTTACTGTAATGGATATGTTGAGACGGTCTAAAATCAGGAGCACCCTCTCCTAATTCAAACCAAGCTGGGTGACTTACCCTAACTCGGTTATTTGGTAACGCTACAATATTACCTGTCCATTTACTTTCACCAAGAAGTTCTAAGACATGCGCCTGCTTATGTTGAGCTGGGTCATCTGCTACTTCTGAATCAGTATAGTCAATAGTAAAATAATATTTAGCTGGGTGAAACTCACCATCTATTTTTGCCAGCCATGGCGCTGGGGTACATCTATCTAAAACATAAACACTATGCGTGTGTGACGCACAATCCCAAGGCTGGGCTTCATGTGTAGACATCGGTTCCGGCCACTCGTCAACAGGAGTGTCCCCCATCAAAGCTGTTATAGGCATTCTAGCCCACATTGCACCTCCATGAACATTTGGCTCGTCTGTGTCGTAAGTTTCAGCTCCAGTAAATATCATTTGGAAGCTCAAACAGCGATTCGGTAAAGTCGTAACAGCTACGGCCATGGCGTGAATCCACTCACCATGAAACTTCTCATGATTATGCGTGTATTCTTTCCTGACCCAACATTTAAAATGCGGTATATTACTTTGTAAGAATGCCATTTTATTTTATAGTTCTCCGTTAAAAATGTAATCGTTCGTTCGTTCTATTTCTTTAATAGAACGAACGATTGCTTTTAGGGATTTATATCTATACCTGATCCAGTTGAGTAAGAAGTCTTTTCTCCGCTTTCCATTTCCATCGCAGCTAATTCTTTAGCCGTTCTGTTGTCAGCGGTGTTCATACGTTCCCTAGCATCCAAGTCTGCCATCTTACGCTTGTCTTCACCCTGTTCACGAGTGTTAAGTCGATCAGTCTCAGACATTTCACGTATATTGTTACGCTCTGTTTCAGACAATTCACGAAGTCCAGCCAATTCTGCTTTCTCTTCACGCTCAGCCTCTTTAACCGCAAGTTTGGCACGCTCAATTTCAGCAGTCTGCTGCATTTTAAGCTGGGCAATCTGATTTGAAGCTTCCATCTTAGCGGAATCAAGTTGAAGCTGAGAATTATCACGTTCAGCTCGTTGCTGAAGTTCGCCCTGCTTGATTTGAGCACTAAGTTCAGCAATTTTCATTGCATCACCCTGAGTTGCTGGGTTCTCTGGTTTGAATTGCTGTGCCTGCTCATTAATTTGAACAAGCTCTTGAGCAAACCCACCTAACTGCTGTTCAATAAACTCTTGAACCTTGAGAATTATTTCAACTTGTTGCTCTGCCTCTTCAGGTATCAACTGTTGAGTCTGCGCTTGGTCAATTGCATCATGCGCCTCCACCAAGTAATAATTTAATAAATGATCTCGTAAGTGCATGGCCATTGGATATAAGAATGTACTCATAATAGTAGGATTAGAGCCAAACATAGGAGATTTTAAGAACGGTAAATGAACTTGTAAGTGCGCTAAGTGATCCTGCTGAGGTAGAACATAAATACCTTGCCCCATTGCAGCTGCAACATTCTCGCTTACTGGATCACGGTCTTCAGATCCAGGTACAGGGTTAAGAACTTCAGTTGGAGGTACTTTTAAGGTACGTAGGAACATCTCTTCAACTGCTAACGCATCATACATCTGAGGCATCGCTTGCGCACGAGCCATGATAGCTTGTATTTGTGCAAATCGTTGAGCTTCACTAAAGATTGCAGGATTACTAATCGGTACTACGTCTGCTGGGCCATCAAAGTCTTCAATAGATATTTCTAAACCTGCTTCTAACGCATCAAGATCTTCCTGCGTGTAGTACATTGAGTTGATACGATGCAGAATGTTAAAGCTGCGAGCCATCGATGCGTGTAAGCGAGAATGGATTGAGCTAAACACAACCATCCCCTGCTCAATGATAGCCATCGTTGTGCCAACAGGAGCATTCGGATTAGTGTCGTTGAACTTCTCAAAAGAAGTCTGCACAACACCTTTACCCGCATTAACTAAGAAGCCCAGCAATTGGAATAATGTAGGACTCGGTCCGGCAAAAGGTAGCGGCATGGCTAACTTACGCACGTCATCAATTAACGCACCACCTTCCATCTCAACGATCTCAGTAGGCTGCACATTTAAAGTCTGACCGTTGGGCCCACCTTTAAGTTTAAGTAAGGTAGGTACGTTTTGAATATACGCTGAGTCGAGTAAAGCTCGTAGTGCGCCCGTAGCCGCTCCACTTAAACCACCGATCATATGAGTTAAGCCTATTGGATAGGCTCCTCGCCATGGAACAAACGGGAACTCAACAATCCAATGTAGTTCTCTTTGTAATTGATCATCTTCTTCCCAGTTACGATAAAGCGCAAGAGGTTTATCTGAAGATTTATCAACACTTAAAATATATGGCGCTAAACCTTCTCCCTCATCAAAGTCTAAATAGGTGTAAATTTCAAACACTGTTCTAAGACCATCTTCATTGTATGAAGTGTTCTGCTTACCTTCTATTTTCTCGTTGGCTCTTTCCGCAGCACTGTATTCTGGATCGTCTGGAGTGGGTAAATCTACGTCAGCATACATACCAGCCTCTACGCGTTTCTCATACTCCATCTGAGTAATGTATTGCACGTGTGTCTTGCGTTCTGCCGTATAGAAATTGGTAGCTGAGAAGGGAAGATAGATATCGTCAATAGGAACAAACTCAGACGTAGGGCGATTAAATCTTTTATTCCACATAAACTTCATGTACTGACCGCCACCTAAGGGTAGCTGCGTGCTTAACTGTTCAAGCTCTGATCTAAACTCAACCATCTGCTCAGTCGTCTGCCAGTTCATAAACTCAGTCTTACGTTGAGCTTTATTTACTTTAACCTTATCAGCTTCGCCTATTATTTTAGACTTAACTGGTCCTCCTGGAGGAAACACCTCTTTAATAAAGCGTGCTGAAAAGTCAACACAGGCTTCCACTAACATAGGATGCACTACTTTATTAGCACCGCTAAATTGAGCACCTCCTGGCGCGTCATCACCTAAACCAGTGCGACGTAAACCCTCTTCGTATTGCTTATCTCTTTTTTGACGAGCTTCTTTATCTCGTTCAATCTTAGTCATTAAGTCAGTTATTGCTTTTTTCAATAAACCTGAATCAATATCTTCTACTATGTTAGCAAAATGTTCTGAACCTTCAGTGACCGTAACAGACTCCATTAGGATAATTGCGCCCCCATCTTCAGTATCTGCTACATCAGATACTTCTTCTTCAGGTAACTCAACCATCGTCATTTCTTCGATCATTTCAATTTCTTCTTCAGACATTATAGGTCTCCATTAATTGCTTACTAAGTTTTTTAATTTCATTATGGTCATATGTCACAGGACCACCTTTATAATAATTTCCAGCTAATAAGTTTTCACTGAGTCTCCTTATTTCATCAGGGTCGTAAGTGACTGCGCCACCACGAGCATAGCCGCCATAGTCACCAATATTACCTCGATCATCAGGAACCTGACTATTCATTAACATTGTTCTAATTTTATTGTAATTGTTAACAATCCACTCTCGTGTTGTTCTATCTCGAGCGAGTAAAAACATATCATTTAATTCTTGATCAGGAGATGTATCATTAGCTATTATGTCAAATTGCGCGCGATAAGCATCATTTCTCAACTCTTCAAATTCTTCTGGCCATACCCCATCATTTAAGAGTGCATCTGTTCTATCTACTCTAATTTCCCCAGTTTCGTCCCAACCCGAAGTTTCAACCATAGCATGAAAACCCTGCAATCGGTCTGCTTGTGGAACAAAGTTATCGGTGTAGGCTATATCTCTATACTCTGCTAG